CAAATCGTTACCTTAGACTTTTCAAAACTTTCATAAGCGTTTGTCTTTCAAATCAATCCATCAATTAGATAAGAATTTAAAGTAAAAATAATATGCCTAAATAAGTGGATAATAAGGCTGCTATCTCAATCCAGAACATCGGCTTGCTCTGGTAGAACTTATACCAAAATGTGCCCTCTTTTTCTTTGGCAATGCTTAATGCAGTATACCCTACATAGGCAAGCCATACTAACAACATTGGCCAGAGGTTCAATGCCACCCAAAGTTGCGATCCGGCAATACAGATGATTGCTCCAGCAGAATGTATCTTGCTCTCATAATCATCTTTGAAATTGGGAGCTGAACCAACAAAGAACATGCCAGCACAGGACAGAAATGCAACCCATTCCGTGTTTGGTTTACTTACCTCCAATATTGCAGGCATCAATAAACCGGCAGTCAGCCACATTGTTGCCATAAACCACAATTTATGCTCCAGGTAGTAATAGGTTGCACTTATGGAATAAGGTACACCCTTAGTCTTTACACACACGGCAGCCGTGTAGGCCGCAATAACAAGCATTGAAATAATCGTCAAAATAGTTATCATACCAATCTTACATTTATGTTAATCAATTCTTTCAAATGGGCATATACCGGATTAATCGTACCATAAAAGCAGTAATATTTCTTCCTTACGCCGTCTTCCATTTCCGTATAATACTTTCCCTGTTCAAGCGTCATGCCTGGCGCATAGAGTTTGGGATCGTATTCAGTGCCCTTATGATTTTCGTCCATGCGCTCATAAAGAGCAGCCGTATCTACCGAAGGAGGATATATTTCGAGAACCGGATTTATCGGTTGCCGGACTTTCCATAACCAGTCATCGTTAATTACCCGGTTGCCGGTTTCCAACTTCCCGTTAATAAATTCTTTCCATTCCGCATGTGCGTATTTGGTACTAATCGCTTCATCATCCGTCAGCGACATTGCAGACACGGATTTACGGGTGATACGGGATAACTGCTTCTCGGAATCGTGCGACTCTGTGTAGTTTACGGCTTCCTGTAATTCGGCTGTTGTTCTATGGATTACATCGGGGTAGCCCGTCACCTCAATCGCTTCTACATCTTCCACTGTCTCGGCAGCTTCAATATCAGAGAGTAACTTTTCTGATAGACCTATACAGATATCATTATAGTCTGCCATCTCATTGAGAGCTTCCAATAACAGAGATGATTTATACGAATTTCCGTTTACTTCAACCGTATCTTTTCGGGCACACTGGTCTTTTAGAGACAAACGGTCGTATGTATATACATCGTTGTCCTCTATGTAATAGTGCCGGTAGTCGGTGTTGTAGACTTCCTGACGCTTCAAGTCTTTTGCAGTTTGAAGTTTTTCTTCCGGTGTCGGTTCGGGAATGGGTGTCAATTGCATATTGAACACTTCTTCTACGGATGCACCTTCGTTTGCCTCTTTAAAGGCAATCTGTTCTTCTGTCAGCAAAACGTACTTTCCTGCAACATAATCCTCCCATGTCGTGCCGATATCGTTGTTTGCTGTATCAAGCTTTTCCGGCATTGTGACATATATGTTTGCTGCGTCTTTTTGTATATATATATATTTACTCATATCACTTATATTTGTTTTATTCTTCGTAAGCCCAATATCGGATCAGGACAGTGCCATCGCCACCTTTCGTCGATTTTCCCGATGCATTTCCCCCAGCTCCACCACCGTAGCCGCCACCACCAAGTCCGGCACTCCAGCCAGAAGCCAAAGAACTACTTTCATTACTGCCTTCGCCACTCCCTTCTGTATAATCTGATGTTCCCGGCTGAGATGTCTCCCCGCCTGATTTATTATAGGAGCTTGCCCCACCTGCTGCATTCCTTTTACCATTAGATTCCCCAAAATCACGCGTCGTATGTCCTTGCCCCGATGTTCCACCACTGCCTGTACCATCTGAGCCTCCGACCGAATGAGTAGATCTATCTACCCCTACACCTCCCGAACCACCATTTCCGTCTCCATTCCATTGAGACAGATGGCCTCCTTCAGCCCGGTAAAGCGAACTCATAAACTGTGAATATCCCCCATTTGCGCCACGAACTCCTGCACCAACTATAATTTCAATAGTTTGTCCTGGTGTAACAGTTATCGCGTTGCCATCTCTATATCCAGCGGTATCCTTCTTATATGTTTTAGTATAGCCACCTCCACCGCCTCCAGGAGTTCCTAATCCTGAATTATATGAACATCCTCCACCGCCTCCGACAAGAAACACATCAACCTCCGTACATCCAGGTGGAACCGTCCATGTGTAATTTCCTGCCGGATAAAACCGCTTCTGAAAGAATACTAACTTCTTACTTCCTATCGTCCTTCTTCTCAACATATCAATCCTTCTCTTTAACGGTTATTGAATACATGACACCACTCGTAGCGATCTTCAAAATGGACATCTCGAAAGGCACGCCGGAAGTAGTGGTAATAGAACTACCGGACATTGATCTAAAACTGCCAGTAGTAGGGATAGGCTGCGTAAAAGAAGCGGTAGGATTACAATCAAGGTATATCTCTTCGCCTACATTCAGTGCCCTTGCAGACTCATTTATCGACAGGTTTGAAGCGGAGGATAGGGTAGCCTTAACCAACCTCTTGTTTGTTGGTATATTCGCAAGAGTTGTGACAGCATTACTCCCTGTGCCGAAATTTACTATATCATCCACCTTCTTCTTGTCCTCCGCCGACATATACCCCGCTGTGGTGGAGGTGGCGGTAGAGGGAGTGCGGTATTGACCGTTGTCGGAGAGGTATTTTGTACCGGAACCAGTATTTTGTAAACTTTGTTGATTAGATACCGAAGTATAGGTCTTGTTACTCTTATTAATAATTACGGTTGTTACCATTAACCCTATAGAGTGATCACTGGAATCTACCGCTAAAATATTTGTTATAATACTATATGTTTCGGTAGAATTACTAATTGTTATCGGGCTAAATCCATCAGGATCCGTTTCAATTCTTGCTGTTGTTATTCCTTTATTTACTGCATCAACTATCTTTTGATAGTTTTCATCTGATAATGCACCACTTTCATTTGGAAATAAAGTTGTCAAGTCAAGGTACTGATTGCTCGCCACTATCTCCGACCACGCCCCATTGTTACGCCCGTAGGTTTTTCCGTCCTTTGGAGCTTCCTGCACATAGTTCGACAAGTCGACCTGCGTACTACCAATATGCTCCGGCTTCCCGTCTATGAAGATATACTCGTCGTAGATATCGTTTCCCGACCCGGATTTGGGGACAAGATAGATAACATTACTTTCCCTCATTTCCGGGAGAGATTCAACCTTCTGAAGCGTTACACTATTAATGGCTGATATCAAAGACTGGACTTCTTCCTTTGTGTATGTTTCAGACTTTAGATAGTAATTTGTTAAATCGTTTACCGCTTTTGTGATAAAACCGCTATTGTTGGTCAGATCACTTGTTTTGGTTGGTATGACCGGTTCGACATATTCCATGAACGTACCGGATGAACTGTTGTCTGAATCCGGAACAAACAAATACTTCTTTCCTGAAACAAGCCCAGCAGCGTCAACAAGCACATTACCCGTCCCTGATCCGGCAGGTCCCGTCTGACCGCGGGGAACGAAGAAATTCAAAATGTACTTCGGGTTGCCTTCGGGCGTCTCTCCATTCTCTACAACTTCAACTCTGGCTTCTTCCGAAGGATCAAGAGTTGTCGTTATCCCCTGTTCAAAGACTGCCGGCTGACCGTCTTTGCCTTTAGGGGTAGTCAGATTAAGAATATATTTGGGATTGCCTTCTTCGTCTACTCCGTTCTTGGTAAAGCTGCCGGAAGGGGTTTCACCAGAGGTGGCGTTGACGGATTCTAAGATGGGAGTTTTACCACTATCCCCGACATCGCCTTTAGGAATAGACAAGGATATTGTATATATCGGCGATCCGTCAGTATCATTCTGTTTAAAAGTAATTTGTGCTATAGCCTTTTCTCCCGGATCAAGAGTTGTTACTGGTCCTGCCTCAAACTTAGGCGTTTTTCCATCTATACCGTCAGAACCATCTACACCAGGATTTCCAATCTCACCTTTAGGTAAAACCAAATTGATCTTATATACGGGATTTCCCGACAGATCTTCACCATCAAAAGATAATGAGGCAGAAGCATCATCTCCATTTTTAACTGTCCCTATTTTAAACTGAGGTGTTTTTCCATCATTACCAGTAGATCCTCGAGGAATAGTTAAACTTATGATGTATCGTGGTAATCCTTCTGGTGTTTCTCCTGATCGCACAATAGATGATGAAGCTTGAGTATCCGGCTCTCCGGTAGTGGTAGAACCACCTTCTAAAACAGGTGTAGCCCCTTCTGCCTTTTTGCCTGTATTCACTCCATTAACTACCCAATAACCATTTTCATTAATGGTCGGTTCCACGTCTTGAGATACCTGCTTTTTAAAATCAGATACCGCTATAGCCGCATCCGATCCTCCCAAAGAGGTTTTTGATCCTAAAATTAAGTCATTGTCCGACAATGACGGGAACTTTGTGAAATTTTTTATATCTTTCGTCCCTGCCATATTACTCCGTCTTTAATTGATTGTACAACTGCCAGAAAATATCCCAAAATTGCTGTATATTGTCCTGTTCCAGAATTTGAGCTCTAAAGTTCTGAGAACTATACTCTATATCAACATGCAAAGGTGTTTCCTGTCTTTCATCCGTTAACGTTCCATCAGAAAGTGGAACTTGTCTTATCTCACTTTTAAGGAAAGATACATGCAAAAAATCCATTTTGCCCGTTCCTGTATCAATATGCCGTTCATAATATGCGACAATATTTCCCACAGTAGTTCGACCGTTGTCTGAAGTTCTTAATATTTTCAAATCTAATGTGTTCATATCTTCCTTTATTTATCAAAATGCATTACTATTTATATAATAATTGTTGTTGTAATAATAGAAAGTCACTATAGTTCCAGGAGTTGCTTCATACTGTCCATAAGTATAATTACCACTGCCATATATCGAACCGGCTGTGCCTATTATGGGAATACCCGATACACCTCTGAAAGCAACTTTTCCGCTATATCTTGTAATAAGAAAAGTAAACTTGATAACCGCCTGATAGGAAAGAGCCAGACCGTTCGAAAAGTAATCACTACCTCCAAAAGCGTCAAAAAGTTCTTGTTTTGTAGGCAAAGTTATTACTGAAGTAGCAGAAGTACTGCCTTGAAAAACGAATATATCCTTATACTTAAGATCATTCCATCTATATCCGCTACTTGGTATATATGTGACAACGGATAATCCTCCCTTAAATGAATTGAAACCTTCGCTATCTATCGCTATCGGGAAATCACAGTTTCCGGTATTGATATTCAATCCAACATTTTTATTTCCTTCTGGGTCCCAATTAAATAAGTTACTACTACTAAGATAATTTTTTTTTCTATTTTTAATAATAGAAGTAAGAGTGAATGCGCCTCCTACTGTCGATGGAATTAAGTCTTGACCAAAAGATATTTCGGTATTAGTGCCCTTCATTGTAATATATCCAGTTTCACCACCTATATCTTTATTACACTTAAGCCAATTATTTTCTATAGAAAAATTTCCAATTTTGCAACCATCATCAGCTATGAGCATTTTTGTATTTATTGTACCATCCCCATACAATCTGGTAGGTGCTTCTTTTCTATTAGAATAAGATGCACCTAACGCAATACGCGGTCCATTATCTGCATTGCCATCTATAGAAACATTTCTATTTTGACTCTCAATATGGGTATTGCTAAACCACCATCCTGCAATATTAGCTTCTTCTGCAAATAATAGCCCCGTAGCAATATTCTCAAATTGCCCTTGAAATGCTTTCCAATAAGAAGTATCATTGCCTGGATATTGCCCTGTAAATGTTCCTGCTGTTGTCTTTGTTATAAAATACCTACGAGAACTACCCGATCCGGTGTAAACAACTTCCACATGATCGGATGTACCTGTATATTGCTTAGAGCCGGAATATTCGCCTCTAAATGTTAAAGCAGGTCCATTAGAACCTGGAGAGCCAGTATCTCCCGTTATTCTGACAGGAGTAGACCAACTACTATAAATCGTACCATTTCCATTGAATATTGCCCTACTCATCCATAAGGGAGAATCACCAACAGGGGGATCAAGAGCCCAACCAGAAGGAGGAACCCATGTACCTGTGGGGGTTGATGGTTGGCTGCCGGAACGACGATAAACCTGATAAGTAGTCTTTCCATCTTCCCCAGGATTACCTGGGCCACCATCTTCTCCGTCAAAGCTATATTTAGCCCATAATGCAGGAGTTGAATACTCTCCCCATACATCATGAAACTTTTCTCTCTTGCTTACCCATTCATACGGAAGAGAAGGAGTTGGACCGACAGGATCATCTGTCCAACCAGTGGGTACATAATCGTCTTCCTGTTTTGAACTTGGTGTTGAAGGGATAGAAGAAGAGCCTGTTCGAGTATAGATGTATTCATAATCAGTACCATCTTCTCCATTTTTCACTCTGGTTATTGTAAAAAGAAGATCGAACGTTGACATACCTTCACAGTTAACATGAAGATTTATCGTTGCTTTATCTTCCGTTACTTCTTGTACCGCTACAAGACCATCTGTAATAGTATATTTACATCCCTCTCCTTCTGATGTTACAAGATATTTACCTTCACCCACAACATCACTATAACGTAATTTATTTGCACCCTTATAAGCCTGTATAATGGTCGAAACACTAAATTCAGATGCGACCACAATGTCACTTCCGGTCATTACCGTATCATCCCCAGTTACAACCTCAACTTGACTGTAAATTCCATCCGCAATATTATAAACGGCGGAATAAGTAGAAAGGACTGCGGAATAGGCATCATCACCTTTAAAATTGTTATCCAATCCTGGAACATTCCACACATTCCCTCCAAAATATACATTGTTCAAGTACACGGAGCCTTTTGCAAGGGATTCTCCGTTTATCACTAAATTGGATAAGTCACCATCTTGATAAGTGATATTCTTTGAAGGGTTTATTTCCCAGGTATCAACATTGATAAGGTACCGTTTATATTTCCTTGTGCTGTAAGCAGAAGCCTGTCTGCTTTTATCAGTAGCATTACCATACACTGAGAACTTCATTGATGCAGTAGGATGCACAGATGTTCCCGGTTTTAACTCATATTTGAAATGCGCATTATCAATGATTTTTACAGGTGTAAAATAGGAAGTAGAAAATCCTGCAATAGTGTCAAAACCTGCGCTATCTGTACCAGAAACAGCTTCGTTGCCCGTCAAATTATGAAATATACCACGACAGAAATCATTAATATGTAGACCTGATAATTCACCTTCTTCAAGTTTTAAGGTCACTATCTGGTTTTCAGTATCTACAGATTCAATAAGTCCAAAAGCAATAGAGTTCCATAACTCACCGGAAACAACATCAATACGGTTAAAACGTAATTCTGGTACTTCTAGAAATTCGCGAAGAGTCAAACTATTTCCTTCAATATCGCCATTCTTATCAAATTTTCCACCAGAACCTAAAAATCCTCCTACATATGTACCAAATGTAGCGCCATTATTAAGCCCAAGAAGATAGTTAGTTTGATCTGGTTTATCCTTTCTCAGATATTTCTTATTAAGTTCCTCTGGTGAAGCCCCACCGCCAATAATAGATCCTCCTGTAGATGTTGAACCTTCATTCCTTACATTATCAATGGCATCCCAAATCTTATCAATCGTACTTGCTATAGGTTTATCGCTAAGAGAAATATCATATGTTGGAATTGATTCACCCTCTCTTATGGATAAACTCTGAATGATAATGCTATAATCAGTACCAAAATCCACATCGTATAATGGGAGCTTCATTCCTTCACGAATCAAATCGTGTAGATTCCCATTTCTGGCCATGTATATCTCATCCACTCCAATATTATAGGTATAGATAACATGGTCATGTTCCACCAGATAAGATGTTGCAGCTTTTAATAACCTATCCTCTGCATATTCCACATACTTTTCCGGCATCTTGATATTAAGAATCACAAATCGATCACCAGCGGAAAGATTCTGCCCAGCATTGGGAACTTGAAAATCATCCCTTGTTGATTTATTAAGAGTTATATCATAATTGCCACTCTCTAACTGAACAACATCTACAATCTCAAATTCATAGCCAATAAGACTACCGCTTTTCATTGATATTGTAGCTGTTTCTGTTGTCAGGTAGTCTTTGATATTGAAACCTATATTCTTGATTGTAATCTTGAAAGTGCCCTTTGTCTCTGTTTCTTTTGTTATCTGCTCGGCAGCAACCAGTTCATCTATCCTTCCTATATCCGGCAACTCTACCCCCGCTATAGAAGGATAGATATCTTCAAATACCATAGTGTACTCCCTAATCCCATAAGCCGGAAGATTCCTTGATTCAATATAGCTTTTACCCGTTTCAAGATACCCCGGCAACATTAAATTCTTTTTACCGGAAAAATCAGAATCGCGTTTATTGTAATCATCCGGTATATTACGTTCTCCTCCATAAGCGTACAACCGGGTTACTACTACCTCATCAGCATTAACATCCCTTTCTATTTGGTACAACCCGTTATTCTTGCCGTAATAAAAGGTGTGCTCCAAAGATTCTTCTGGATAGCCGATTTTTACATTTCTTTTGGATATAAAGAAATTTAGGCCAAACTCCTTGTTTATCATTACAAGAGCATTCCAGCAAGACACATTATCTATTTCTATCTCTGCGTCCTCCGTTTCAACACCTTCATAAACTTCTATTTCCCATCCTGGATAATCTCGATCCATATTTGCTTGTATTCTTTCAGCAAACGTTTTTGCGGTTCCGACAAAAGAAAAAGAAGGACTTGGCTGATAATGATAATCATTGCCGTACGGCACATAGTCCAACAACTGGCAATTCTGCAATTCGATATCTATAGTCCTAAATATCAAATCATATTTGAAAGCATTTAAGGCGCTACCAAAAGATGCGCTTTTTATCTGAGACGGCTCATAATCCAAATAGAACTCTTCTCCCCTATAAGTAATATGATCACCAATGGCAAAGTTTATAACAGAAGGAGATTCGAAGGAACAGGTTACAGTCCTTTCCCCCATAAAGGAACCATTGTACTCTAATTCTTTGATTGTACAACGCTCTATTTCGCCCGTTTTGTCATAAATAATCCACCCCATATCACCTTATGATAAATTGTTCTCTCGGTTTGGTTACTCTAAATTTCATTTTAAATACAGCAACATCTCCCAAACTACTATCGCTTGTGAAATCAAAATCGCTAAAGCCCTTGAAATAAGCCCCTTTACATCCGGTATTTGAATATGGAGAAAAAATATTAAGCTCTAACCCTTCTGTTGTCATATATCTAAATACGGCAGCCTGTTTAGTCGGAAATGTCCCTTGAGCTCCTTTATACACCATAGATATCTCTGTGTCGTAGGCTTGTAATCTTACAACATCAGGGAAATAAACATCCTCGCCATCTTCATCTATCCAATCGCGAGATGGCAACTCTTTTGTTTCAAGAGGTAAGAATAATGGCACACTAGTTGTTTTAATACCAAAGTCTGCATACAGATCTTTTGTTTCGGATCCATTTGCTTTCTGGAATATTAGCGTATCTCTGTCTGTTGCCATAATATTAAAAAAGAGAGCCTACGATGCAATGGCGTCAACCATTATACCATAGGCTCTCTTTGAAGCTCTTGTTTATTACAAAAGCAAATATAGATACAATCTATTAAATACACAAATATTATAGATTCAATTTATAATACATAATAACAACCCAGATAGCGGTATTGCTATCTGGGACATCCAAACGTGATACGCTGGGTACGAAGCCCCAACATGCAGATTTATCTTGTTTTATGTAGCAATATTATCTTCTTCCGTCAATTTGTTGCCGGCAATGAACAGCATCACAAGTCTGATTATGTTACCTAAGAAATATTCGCTTTCCGATCCTGCCAGAAGAACCCCGGCCACTAACAGGAATATCAAGGATAATGCTTTCATGATGCTATTATTTTAGTCTCGTTATCTAATCCGACATATTGGTTGTCATTTCTAATGCCTGTAAGTCCGAACGGGGTTTTATGTTCAAACCAACATTGCATATTTAAATCATTGACTAATTTCACAATATGTAAGAGTGATCTTATTGTAAACCTATTTTCTTCAATATCAAATTCGTCTATATTGAGTATATCTTGAATTAATCCCAGCAGACAGGAAGGTAAACCGAATATGCCTGCATCATCTAAAATATCTTTGCCGAACTCTGCTAATACCCCTACTTGATCTGCTGTAAGACCTTCGAACTTTGTTGCTAAATCTTTAAATTCCATGATTTTGTAATTATTTTTGGTTTATTAATTGGTATAATATTGGCTGTCCTGCATTATAAAGGACTGCTGAATAGGTATGTATGTAAGGTTTATTCTATAGCTGCTATTTTCCCGTCAGATGGATTTCCGCCAAACAGATGGTTGATGTAAGCCAGCCCTTTTTGCGTGACAAGAATTTTTGTGACAACAAAACCCGGATGGCTGTTACGCTCAATGAATTTTTCCTTCATCTCAAAATACCCGGCATTGACAAACCGTTGCTTCGGCTCGTTCCGGTTAGAGAAGAATACGCCTACCTGCCTTAGCTTTTGGAATAGTGTGTTGCGTCCAAACCCCAGCTTGAGGATTTTAGCAGCCATTCCGATATCGACTTTGTCGTCTGTGATGAAGGCGGCATCTGCGAAGTCGGCTTTCGGTTGGAGCTTTGCGATCTTGGCATCCTTTTGCTGGTTGTCGGCTTCAAGCTGTTTCAGCCGTTCTTCCCGTTTTTCAAGGGTAGCCTGTGCGATAGTAAGAGCACGAGCCATGATTTCCTCTGGGGTATCGTCGGTTTTGGTTGCGATGTAGCCTCCGGTTTCTAATACAGAGGGAATGACTTCATCAAAAATCCAGCTTTCTACTTTTTCGGCTTGTGGCAGCTCTGAACTGGCAACAAGCCTAACTACATTGCCTTTTGTGATAAATTTAACTTTCTGAATGCCTCCGTTTGTAGGGGTGTCCATTTCGTTCACCCCTGCTGATTTACAGTGGTCTCTGATTGCTTTCTGTGGATTTGAATAGCCTAAACATCTCGCAACATCTGTTGCGGCAAATAGAACTTGACCATTGACAACAATAGTTCTTACTTGACCGAAAATGGGTGATTGGAACAGTTTTAATTCTTCCATAAACAACAAGATTTGAACAATAAAAAAAACTGCGCTACGTGTTGTTCAAGTTCTTATTGCAAAACTCCGTGGGTATTTCTACTCCACGACACGGCGCAGTTATATCTATAATATTTTAAGATACACTATATGTATGGGCACAAAAAATGCCGCTATGTTTGCGGCTTCGTACCGCAATAAGATTTGAACACCGCAAAGGTGGTGCATTTTCTCGAAACGACCAAACAAATTCCGAAATATTTCATTCATGTTGTAAAGCATAAATTTTACCCCCCCCTATTTGCATATATTAACAAACAGTCTTATCTTTGCGGCAAATTACTAATCATTAAAAACGTTTTTAAAATGAAGAAGCTCTTATTTATTATGGCAATGATGTTGCCTATTTGGGTTTCAATAAGTTGCTCAGAAGAAAATAAAGAAAAAGCTTTTATTGAAAAGCATTTAGGTGATATTGGAAATGGTAAATATGCGTTTGACATTGAGTGTTATAATCTTACTAAAGTATTTAGTTGGAACCATTCTAAAATGGGTGGCTTTTTTGGTCTTCGTGAAGATAATCTTCCATTTAGTAGTTATTTAATCGATTACAGAATGAAAGAAAAAGATAATGAATATATAGATGAAATGAAGGATTTGTTTATCATTGATTGGTTTAATACCAACTTCCTTTTTGATGAGTATGAATTTGTTAGCCAAAAGCATTTGTTTGATATAGATATTGTGTCAAGAGTAAGAAAGGATTCTCTTAAGGAACATGGGTGGACTATTGATGTTTTGATGACAAAAGATGATAAAATGAAAGAATACGAAGACCATTATATAATAGTAAAAAAAGAAAAAATTCCCGTTACTGAATATACTTATAAATTAGATAATAGTAAACTATCTAAAATTTGTATAGTCAAACATCCAGAAGATGGCTACAAAATAGTTATGCTAACAATAGATGGTGAATCTATAATAAAAAGATAGTACGATGACTCTCGAATCGGAACTAAAGAAAATATACCTTACCAAAGGTAAGAAACTATAAAAGCAAGCAAAGCTATAATTACGCTTATCGCTTTCCAAGGAATCGGATTACGCAAATTAGGATTTTCTGCTAAATACAGTCTACCGTAAACAGATACTTTGGCTGTCCAAACCGTATTGCCCCCTCTTACAAAAGAGGCATCTACAAGTCCCTTTCTCTTTAGAAAGTGAACACAAGTGTTGAATACATGCAACGGGTACATGGATGGGCAATTAGCTCCACATGATTTCACAATCCTTAGCACCTCTTTCTCTTGCTTTGACAACTTGATCCGTTCCATAGACTTTTCGTTTCCTGCAAATTTACGAATATATTTCCTTTGATTTCTATAACTTTATATACGAAAAGGAATGTGTCGCAAATTTCTACACAATCCTTTTGTCATGCCTAACAGGAACCCCAGAAATTTTTGAAGCAGAAAAGAAAACAATGAAAAAATTATGTTATTCACTCTTTTTATGGCAATAAACATCGTTTGTTATTTTTTTTTGCCTTACATTTGCAAACGAGACTATCTTAACATAGTTAAACTTCTATTGAAGAGAAATATTATGAACCAAGCTGTACAAACAAATTCAAGTACAAAATTAACTAAAAGGAAAAGCGAACGTTTAGGCTGGAAAAGCCTTGCGGAGCGTGATAGGAGACCTTTGTCTGAAAGAATAGGAGAAGGGCGTAGGGTTTATGCAAATACCAAGAAAAGTACTTTTGTATTAGTTCCTTAGTTATGTTTGATAATATACGTCCTTACGAATTAAAAAGGATACAAATAGACCACTCTCCGAAAATAAATGAACTTTTCGAAGAGTGTTTTATTTATAAGTTCTTCACTGATGAACAAACTAAAGGTGGAAAGACGAGATATATTGCAAGGGCAGAAGTGTATGGTGAAAGTATTGCTGTAAAATTTTATCCTCAAAGTGCAGATGAAGAACATAGATATAGTGCAAGCACAAACCGCTTTACTTTTAAAGGGGTAATTAAAGTAATACTAACATGCGCAAAACTAATACCCGAAATGATGGAAATTTTCCCAAATGCATCTTTTGTTATAAAAGCATCGGAAGGTATAGATTTGCAAACCAACACAGAAGAACAAGAATCCAATAATCAACGATTCAGAATATACAAGTATGCACTGAACCAAGTGATTGGTAATGAAAATTTCCAACATTATGAATATCCGGATATTAGTGTCTATTTTCTTATAAATAAAAGGGATTGTGATGATTTAGAAGATAAGCACGAACGCATAAAGAAAGAGTTGATAGGGAAATTTAACTTGGTGGATTTGTAATAACCAACCAATCCTATGGTCAGAGGCTTTTTGTGCCATTCATTATTGAATCCTTATCGCTTTCCCGCTCTTTCCTTGTGTAATGACGCTCAACAAAGAAGTCTGTATGGCTATTGCGCTCTTTTGAATTTCAAGTGCTGCATCAGCATTGATCTTTGTATTATCGGCAATGGCATTTAGTTGTTGTAGTTGAGCTTGTGCCGTAATGCTCATCGTAGGTAACAGATTACCCGCTATATTCTCCAACAAACTACGCTTTACACTCACATCGTGTTGGATAGCGTTCAAATAACTGCCTAACAAGTTTGCTGTATCCTCTGTTACCCCTTGAATGCTTGACGATAACCCGTTTTGCTTTTCATTGTCAGGAGTGAAAATATCATAGCCTTTGTCTTTGGCGATCTGTTTCCATGCTTCCAAATATTTGTTAACATCCCCTTGAGCTTTTATAGCATTATCTGTTATCCACCCCATAAGCTCGGTCATATCTTTGAATTTATCTTCTTCTCTAGAATAATCTTTATTCATTATTTCTTCGGCCTTATTTTGAGCCTTTTCAAAGACATCCCCAAGAGTGAGAGAGTATATCATATTAGTGGCCAACTTCTCCAGCATATCCGATACAGAATCAGTAAATTTCTTTGCCGCATCTGTCCCGTTTTCAAAAGCGTCAACCAGAGCATCCATCATTGTGTTACCCAAATCTCCAAAAATACCCGTCAGATAGTTTTTTACACTATCCAGAGCTTCTTCGTAAGTACTCCAGTTATCAAGCATCTGCTGTAAATAACGCTGATTTTCTTCGCTTAGCTTTTTAAACATGTCCGAATTGACAAATTCAGCCAATGCGTCCATATTTACAGAGCTGTCCTCGTTAAATAGTTCGGGGGCTGCATCTTTTAAAGAAGCATATTTGGCACTTCTGAACCATGTTGAATGTCTGATTTGAACTTGCATGTTGGCCAAAGATTCCTCTAAAGAATCAAATGTTTTATCTAAATCAATATCAAAGATATCTGCCACCTTGTCTGATACATCCTCATAGACTTTTCTATTTTTAATATCATTCAAAGTGCTTTGATAACGCATTAGAGCATCGCGGGCAGCGTCAATATTATTTCTAGCGTTAGCCCATTCATCTGTTCCAAATATGGTATCATATTCCCCGCTATCTATGCGTGCATTCTCTTTAACTTTCTTTAGCTCGTCATTTAGCTTGGCAACTTCTTTCCGATATTCAGCCATGTAATCCGTTCGATTAAAAAGACCGAATATTCCGGTGACAACTTTTAGCCCGGCTGAAATAGCAGTAAGAATCACAGACGCCTTATTTAAAGATTCCATATTGGTTTCTATAGACTTTACGGCATTAGCCATCTGTAAAAGCGAAGAGGTCATTTGACCCGCCTCTTTGATTATTTTACCGGCAGTACCACCTACTGAATCACCTATTTCAATAAAAGAATCATTAACCTTATCAAGAACTTTGTATAGCTCTTTCCAGTCCTTTATCTTGCCCTTATTATCGTCTTTCCCCTGAGCTTCACGTTCACCTCTCTCTATCTTATCAAGTTCTTCTCTTATCTTAACAAGCATAGCACGATAAGAAGCCAGTTTTTCCCCGTTATCAGGATCAGATATCTCGGCCTTCATCAACTCCGCTTGGGCTTCAATAAGCATCTTTCGTAGCTGCTCCAGTCCTATGCTCGATAATTTATTAACCCAAGATTGAAATGTATTTTCTCTTTGGGCTATTTCCACGTCTAAGCGTTTTAGCGCTTCGTCCTCCTGATAATAGGTTTCTTTTATCGTATCTGCTGATGCACCGGATTTGAACAGCACATTTCGTTTCTTTGCATACTCCTGTTCGATTGATTTTCGTTTTTCCAAATATCCTTGAAACTCTTTGGCCACACTGTTAAAATAATCTGTCACACTCTTTGTGTACAGTTTATTCTCCGTCTCAATAAGTTGCTGGATTATGTCTTGAAATTCAGAAGGAAGGTCATTTATTCCTGTTATAGACGATTTAAATTCACTTTCCTTTTTACCTGGATTCTCCTTCATCCATCTTGCTTTTTCAGCCTCCTTGTATTTTTTTACAATTTCATTTGTCTGCTTGTCAATTTCAGACAAACGCTTTTTATGATTCAAATTTAATTGAGCCAGTTCCTTTTCTCCCCCCTCAGCCATTGAGTTGACTACAGCCTGCTCTATCTCTAATTCGGCTTTAACTCTGAAATCTTTCAATGATTGAAGCTGATTTTGCAATATATCTGACCAATTCTTAGTAGATTTAGTTTCTTTATTATCAATTGATATATTGAACTTGTCAACGACCGATTGAAGCTCTTGGATACGCCTCTTGTCCGCCTTTATATCATCCTCAGAGAAAAGTCCTTTCGTCCCCTCTTTCCGGGCCAGTTCGTCTTTTGCGTCGCTCAACTCATCCTTTAGTTTCTTTAGCCATGAGGCGTAATCATCATCCTCTTTTGGCACTAGGTGCTTCAAGCTATTATTCCCGGACACGAAATCAGCTACGGACTTTCTCCATCCTTTTAATTCCTCTTTCAATCCATTGATATTCTTGTCACTTTTGCCTAAATTATCAAGAAATTCTTTCGTATTTTTAGAAGACTCCTCTAATTTTTTTAATTCATCTTCGTACTTTATGACATTATCGGCCATTTCGGCGAGATCCTTGTCTGTCACATAGCCAAAATAAAAGATATCTTCCATATTGGTGGCCTCCCCGACATGGAAGTGTCCGCTTCCGTTGCTGATCACCATGTTTATGTATTTGATCTTGTCCCGAAGCTCTTGTGCCCTCTCTTCCGCCTCTTTTAAGCCTTGGCGTGCTGATATTTCATAATTACGCTTTTGTTCGGCATTCAATTCTCGCATTTTCTGAACAGACAACTGTAATGATCCACTATAAGCATTTACCTCCATAGCGGCACCTTTAAAATGAGATTTAAGAGAAGCTGTTACGGTTTCCAATCTCTTTGATTCCTCGGTTGTCTTATTCTGCTTGTTAGATAATAACTCGTATTCATCTATTAGCTTTTCCATGCCCTTATTTTCCTCGAAATTGGTTTGGAGCTTACCAAGCGATTCATTTAGATCCGTTATTATTTCTTGCGTCTCTTTTGCTTTATTTGAAAACAGTGTATAAGAACCTATCAACCCTGCAATGGCAGAAGCTACCAAAATTATAGGATTAGCTTTCATTACTGTATTCAAAACTTTTTGTACAACAATTTGAGCTTGTGTAGCTCTGGTTAACATTTGGGTTGATCTGAGGAAATTTATCAGACCACTAACACCTAATGAGGAATTATAGACCTTTTGGGCAACTGTCAATATCATAATAGCCGCCTTATAGCTTCCATAAGTCGCCACAACGGTTAATATAATATCCGATAACTCCTCCCAATTACTCATCGTATCAGTTATCAGGTCAAGTCCCTTACTCAACGTGCTGTTATTGCTTTCGGCTATATCAGCGAGCATCACATCATAGGCATCACGAAGGTTTGACAACTTACCGGCAAGCGTATCGGCAAGTGCGCCCTGCATATTATAAAACTGCCCTCCTTCATTCGTCAAGTCCCAGAGCACATCTTTAACCATCTGGAAAGACACCTCCCGCTTGGATATTTTATCAAAGACCTCCCCCACAGAAACAACCCTGCCTTCCAATAAGGTAAATTTATCTGCAAGTTTTTGTAATAACGGAATACCAGCCTCCGTGAACTGACGCAACTCTGTCCCTTTCAAGAACTCTGCCGAACGTACTTGTCCATAAGCAAGGATGATACGCCCCATATCCACACCTACGCCGGCAGAAATATCTGCCAGTCGCTTGGTGGTGTCATACATTTCCTCATAGGGAATATTAAAAGCGGCAAGCTGTTTGGTATATCCTGCAAGTTCTTTAAATTCAAAAGGAGAAACGACTGCAAGTTCTTTGATCTGACCGAATAGCACATCTGCTTTGGTGGCATCCTTAAACATCGTCTGTAACGCGACACGCTGCTTCTGAAATTCTCCACCAATTTCGATTATTTGAGTCAAGAATCTTTCTGCCGCATATACGGAATATATATTCGCCAACTGATTGCGGAGTTGAACCGCAAGGTTGAATTGCGTACGCATATTCTTAGTTATCCCTCCAAGTGATCCTGCGTACTTATTAGCAGAAGAGGATGTATTACTATACTCACCCCGCAGCTTCCTGACTTGCTCTTGTAGTTTTTTTATCTTCTCCCGGCTTTCATCATATGAGTTCTGGATACGCTTGTTTATCTCTTCTATTCTTTTAGCGCGTACATCACTAGCGGATACATTTGTATTTATTCCAGCTTTGGCAATAGCGTCTTGGATCAGTTTAGTAGTATTAGCCTTATCCACGACGACATCAATCTTAAACTGTTGTCCTCTTAAAGCATTCTCTATAGAAGATTTCAAAGATTGACTATTTAAACCAACTTGAACATTCAAGTCTTTCAAACGTTTCTCAACAGCTTTTATATCTTTGTCTGTTAGGTCTTTTAATCCTAATTCAAACCACATTTTACCAAGACTTCCCATAATGCCTCTACTTTTTAATAATAAACTGGGAAAGATCAATTACCGGCTTTGCTCCGTCCTTATATTTATCTTCCCACTCTTTTGTTTTTTTGATTACTTGTTGCTTACTTGGTCGTTTAGAGTCACGGCCTTTTTTATCTCTTTTACCACCTTTGTCCGTCCCATAATTTATGACAGGTTTGTCTATAGTAAGAAGCTCAATCTGAGCGCAAGAGAGGACGCATCTATACTCATACATGGGAATAGTTAAAAGCCCTAAAAAGAAAGACCTTGAAGCCATTAAATTAGGGTGTTTTTCCCCTATTGTCCAGGCTTCTCCGTACGCTGTTCGAGAAGGATACGATCGGCTTCCTCCTTCTTCATATTCATTTTCGAGTCTCTCATCGCGGTCGCTAATATGATACACATCCAATAATCCTGTATGAGCGATGCTTCTTTTTTTTTACCTTCTGTTACAATGGAAACAATTACTTCCGAAGGAACATGATGATACAGCCATCTCCACAGTAAGGAATACAGGAATGTGATCGAAAATAAGCCATTCAAAAGGATTAAAGCAGCCGTTCGTGCTGGTACTTCATTGTCATTTTTACAGTTCAATGAAACATCAGTTATCCTTTCCAACGTATAGGGACGCATCCATCCTATATTGAAATTCATTCTACCCCAACGAATAGTACTCTTGGAGGCAGTCCGTACCTCTTGAAATATCCTTTCATCCTTCCTGGAAGGCTCTTTGATTCTATCAGCCATACTTATTGTCATCAATAGAATAATGGCGGAACTTGAATTATGCAACATAAGCTCCGCCGTCAGTGAATATATTAAGCAGCCCGTTTCTCCAAAATAAAGATGTCTGATCCATCCTCATTCTCCAACGGAGTTACGGTCACATTGAAATATGCCGGATTATCACCATCCGCAACGACGAGACTTCCGTACATTTCAATGCTAGGTAAGATTACGATAACATCCTTGTTATCACTCATCATGATAAGAGCGCCTGAGATTTTCTTAGGAGCCATACTATATGCAGCACCGGAATAACTTTCATCTTCGGCTAAATTGGAGGTCGAAACAATTTCCTCTTTCTTATCCATGAACAAGTCATTAATAATTCCTTTCAAACTGGCTACTTGAAGAGAAATATCCGAATCTCCTTTTTCTGTTCTGGTCACCCAGTTTGCACCTGTGGTCAACTTTATTTCTGTTGTTTCCGGTTCTCCTGTATTAAACGTTACTCCATCTGATAATACAGGTAGTTCCATGTCTACAGTAATAGCAGAAGCCAATTTTGAGACAGTCAAAGGAGTCTTGCTATAATACACTTCGTCCATTTTATTAAAAACGGCTCTAAGTGCACTCAATTGATTGGTAACAGTTATTTTTGCCATGTCTTTTTATCTTTTATTGTTAATACTTATATGAATCTGTTTGATTTATTTTTAAATCCGCATTGATCAACCAATGAGAAAAGCCCAATCCATCATCTCCTTTAAGAACCAACACCGGGTTCGTCACACAAAAACGACCATCGTTTGTTTTTATAGGGAAAAGAGAAATTACCGAATCGAGCATTGTTTGTAATCGGGGAATGTTTTCCAGCCCATTCTGTTTATTCCTTGCAGCAAGGTCTATGCGAAGGGTCGTACTTTGTAAAACATTACTGTCCGGGACATTAACAGGCATAGAAACGACTATGAAATCAGCCATTTGTTTCTGGCTTGCGGCTTTACGATTACCTGCTGATACATCCTTGCTGATACCGGCAAACAATGTACAGACCTCCTCCAATATTCGGGATATGTAAAAACGACTCACTCTCATACTTTCATCGGTTTTAGTTCTTCTAAAACTATCCCCTTAGCCGACTTATAAGTATCGGTCAGAACATTCAAATTCCGTACATTCTCAAGATATTCGGAATATTCCGTGCCAGTAGTCATTACGACAGAAAAGCCCTTTTTAATAAAAGGTCTGTAAGAGGACAGAAAATCAACCGCCGAATCAGCACCTAATTCACCGTCAACATCCACTTTCCCTATAACAGAACGAGCTTTTCCTTCATAAGGCTTACTTAAATAAACCCGTTCACCCTTTCGTACTTTAATATGTACAGGCTTGCGCATCGTATTTCCTGCAATCACCATTCCTATTAATCCACCATTATAGTAGATACCGCAGGCGTAAGATGTTTGCGTATTACCCGTAAATCCATCAAATTCTCTTTCACTCAAAGCATGGTCTATCAAATCGGCACATGAACGTTCGATTACAGCATACAGATAATTATTAATGATCTGTTTTGCTTTTTCCATTCCCTCATTAAACACCTTTCTGTTATCTTCCATTTCTTTAGTTTTTAGAGATATTGAAAAATACTTCCGTCCCAAAGTTGGAAATGTTCACATCTGTTATAAGAATGTCTATCCACAAGTTTACTCGATCCTTTACATCAATCATATCGCCAGGCAATATCCCTTCTACGAATCCGGGTATTGAAACTCGGTAATCTGTCTTAGGAACATTATCGGAATAAAAATTACGGATTGATGTATTACTTTCTTTCCGGCATTCACCTTCGTAAAGTATAACCTTCTCGCCTTCCGAAAACTGGGTTGCCCCGGTTATCCGATAGATTGTGCAAGTATGCGGGTATCTTGGATTACTAACAGCCATATCCCTTCCTCCAAATCTTCATTCCCCTGGCATGAACACGCGGCCCTAATTGGGTATAGCGAATCTCTCCATACTGAGCATAAATACTATTGGCTATCGCGGTCCACCTTCTTTTGTCCGTTTCAGATATCTGTCCTCCTCCTTCCTTATGTTTCCAATTCCCATCCGCATCTTCAACGCTGACTTTCACACTTGGCATATTGGAGCAGGCCATATACACATCCGCTTTCAACAACATCTTTGTTTTCAAGTCCAAGTTTGAAACCAAAGAATCAGGCTGAATTTGACGATCAGAAAGGATATTAGCAATCACTTCATCACTCAAATCCATATTCACGATACCACGAACATATTGTTCAACTGTACGCTCAGTATTTTGAGAGTCACGAATCATACCATTAAGCAGTTACCGTATAAACACACATATACTGAGGCATACTTGGAACACACAATATCGCCATCTCGCTCTCTACATACATGCTTTTTGTTTCAGCATTGAACATCTGACGCAGCAGAGTACGACCATCATCAAACCATGCAATGCGCTGCGTAGGATCGTCCGAGAATACCATAGGTTGAACGCTCTTTATTGTCCCAATCTGACCGTCTGGTACAAAAGCGACATTGAGAGGATTAAAGTTCTCTATAGTTTCCACTTTTAAAGACTTCGACTCTTCATCGAATTTATCCACAGCAGCAATGCTATCTCTTGGGATGATTGACGCACCGATAATACGACGAATAGCATCTAGCTTGCCTTCATCGGTCATATTTTGAGCATACTGAGAAGCCACCAAATCGGGATTAGTAGCACCTGCCGCACTCGGATAAAGAGCAAGTCCAATGCGTTTCAGTACCTTTGTATGAGTCAAAAGATCATCCAACAAGTCAGAAGCAATTTCAAAATGTCCGGCGGGGAATCCCTTCTTGCGCATAGCCTTTACCTTGTTCTTAAGATACAGTAGCGGATCAGAAGTTGTTCCTTCATTTGCTGTTGTATGTTCATTTGTTTTCCACCATCTGCTTTCTCCGGAAAGCGATTCTTTGTTTGCGGCAGGAATACCAAAATCAAATGTCAGCCCGCTGATACCTCTCGGATTATTATCTAATCCAATCGTGAATTGGCCAGTAGATGCAACACGCATACGCTGATGAGTTATAGCATTTCTATTACCTTGTAACAGATTATCCGTGCTGGTAAATAGCATTTCCATAAGTGCAGATTGGGTTGCCGTATTCAATGCGGCATCTCCAAAACGCTGTACCATAATCATACGTTCACGAAGCATCTTTGCACTGATAGGATAGCGATGCTTCTGAGTCGGAATCTTATTTGACCCGATCTTAAACTCACCAAATCCTTTGTCAAGACCTTGCGAAGCCTCGTCCATATAAACAGGAAGAGTTGCGATATTAAGAGATGCAATCAACTGCTCATATGTGTAATCAAGTTGAATCTCCGGGTCCCATGAAACCCGTCGGCTTGGAGTACATTGTACTTTTCTTGAAAACGATCGACAAACTGCTGGAAAGAAGCTCCCCCCAATCCGAATGTCATTAAGTCATAGTAATTTGATACCATTGTTCTCATTATTCACCTCCTTTTTTAAGCTTCCCGAATAGGGGTAATTTGAGGCAGTACTGCCCATACTTCATCCGGTACAGTCTCTGCCAGCCTATCTGCATAGATCATCCCCTCGAATACAACTGCACCAGTCGCATAATTAGTATCCGTATCCACATAGACATCATGATACAAAAGCCCTTTGATCGTTGCCGGTTCTACCGAAGCGCCGGATTGAGATGCCGTCTTTATTTCGGAAGCTTTGATTATCTTTATTGTGTGTGCTGACTGATCAAGTTGACACATACTTCCGGCTGGAATAACTTTACCTTTATAGCTGGAAATATTACTAATATTACCTCCTACAGGGTATTGATTCACCACCTTGTGCCAGATATTTTTTCCTGAATTAAATTCTTTCTGGCCTCTACCAAATGTATTACCTAATGTTCCCATAGTTTTGTTATTTTATTGTTTTGCAGGGAATTTACCTTCTTGAGCTTTTTTGGCAAAGAACTCATCTAATGCCTTTGATGAATTATGTCCACTACCCGATGCGCGCCCACCATATGGGGTAGCACCTTCTCCATTGTAAGCCTTTAACTTCGATTCATACAAACGCTTAGTTTCTTCTTCCAACTTCGCAATGTCCATCCCTTCAGAAATTGGCACAAGATTAACCACATCTTCCCAAAGAGCTTTATTATAAACATTTAACTCCCCTGATTTTTGAATAACTTTTTCACGCAAAGATTTTTCAAATGTTTTTTTTCTTTCCTCTTCACGTTCCTTCTCAATAGTTTCAAGCCGTTTCAATAAATCACCGTTACCGTTATCTCCAGCCTGTGGACTTACTGGCGGGGTGGGAAGCTGAGGTTTACCACCTTTAGGCTTGTAGTTCCTCGCAAACTCGGCCTGTTCAAAACGCATCTGACCTCCCATAGCCTTAATTACATTAGCTTGAGATTGGTAAAAAGAATCGTCTACCATTTCATCCGATGTGATTGTAGGTAAAAGGGCATCAAGATAAGCGTCAAGTGTCCGAGTGGTAACTCCGGTGTCTCCGAAGTATCCATTTGTGCCGGGTTCTCCGAGCACATTTTTTAATCCTGTCAAAAGGGTCTCTTTTTCCATTTCTTTTAAATTGTTTATAAACAAAAAAGAGAGCCGACTATAACGAATTTAATCGTTACAATCGGCTCTCTATGAAGCTCTTTTAAGCGGAAGCGATAGGAATTGGAATCTTTAATACCTCTTGGTTTGTTACATTAACAATGTAAAGCTTTCAACCTTCTATCGACGCTTCCTATTCTGTTATGGTTACATTTACATAATGCTTACACCTAGTACATTTTATCCTAAGCATGGCCATGCCTGATACATATTGGATATCAGCCATCATTTTTCCACAATACGGACATTTCGCCGCTTGAGTTCGGACATCTAAGCCATCTTTGTCTAATCTTGCTACTACTTTAAGCATATATTTTATATGTTACACCGCAAATATATAGATAAAATCTATAAATACAAAACAAACAATAGATTTTATTTATATATTTGCAATACATAAAACAACAGAGTTCCTAGAGAGCCGACAGGACATTATTTCAATGTCTTATCGGCTTTTTTTATTATGGAAGTATTAGAGAAAGACATAAAAACAGATTTTGGTGATCCTGTATACTCTTATGAGTATATAGAAGCGCTTCGTGTGTCTGATAGAAAGAAAGCGAATCCTCTAAAAATAATCGCTCAAAGAGGTTGCCAAGAAAAGTTTCTAGCTTCCTCTTCCGATATTACCATCTTCGGGGGATCGAGAGGAGGATCAAAAAGTTTCTCTTTGCTAATGGAATCATTAAAAGATATCTACAACCCATATTACAATTCCATTTTGCTGCGAAACGAGAAGGATGACCTACTTGACTTGATCAATACATCATATATACTATATGGGCAGATGGGGCAATATAATAAGTCCATCAGCGACATGACGTGGTATTTCAAGAATGGCGGCAAATTGAAATTCTCATATCTAGCAGACTCATATGACGACTTCAAGAAGAGATTTCAGGGAAAACAATATTCATTTATAGGTATTGATGAGATAACGCACTGCTCATATGAGAAATTCAAATACCTGATAACATGCAATCGTAACGCGTACGGGATAAGAAACAGGTTTTACGGGACATGCAACCCTGATCCAGATAGCTGGGTAAGAAAGTTCATAGACTGGTGGATCGGGGAAGACGGGCTGCCTATCGATGAACGTGACGGTATCATTAGGTATTGCTTCATGGAAGGAGATTCCCCTGATTCCATATATTGGGGTAACACTCCGGAAGAGGTCTATAACCAATGTAAGCACATTATTGATCCCTTATGGAAAGACGCTTACGAGGAATTGGGTTTCAATAAAGTGACAATGTACGTCAAATCCGTGACATTCATACAGGGAAGGCTTGAGGAGAATATAAAACTAATAGCCTCTGACCCTAATTACGCAGCCAACCTGTCACAGCAAAACGAGGAACAAAGAGCGAGGGACCTAGAAGGTAACTGGAACTTCAAGGCCACAGGGGACGATCTTATCAAGATGTCGGACATGGATCGATTTTATAGCGCTTCGGCCCAAATAGAGAAAGGTATCCGTTACGTATCAGCGGATATCGCTTTTGAAGGTGGGGATTTCTGCGTTATGTGGTTGTGGATAGACCTGCACATTAAGGACGTATTTGTCATGCGCGAGAACTCTGCAAATACAGAAACGATGTTCATGGCAAAACTCAACGAATGGGGGGTACGCGAAGAAAATGTTATCTATGACTACTGGGGAGTAGGACAAGCCATATCCGGCCATGTCAAACGCGCCGTCAAGTTCACCGGAACCCAAAAGCCAGAAAAACAATTTGAGAATTCTTATAAGAATATCAAATCGCAGTGCGCTGAAATGTTAGCCCATTACATTCAAGACGGTAAGATTTCTATCGAACCGAGGTTACTGGATTTGAAATTCTCCGGCAAGAAAGGGAAATACCAAAAAGTCGCCCTAAAAGACATCCTGATGAAAGAGCGCAAGTGTATCAGGCATAAAGACAATTCCAATATAGGGGGATTTGAGCTTATAAACAAAGAAGGGATGATCAAAGCCGTAGGATATTCCCCCGACTTTTTCGAATCCCTTATCTACCGTATGTATTTCGAGATAAACAAGAAAAAGATTTTTAAACCCAAAGGGATGCTAAGGTACGTATCCTATAAACCATTTTGATCATGGATAAAAGAGATATCAAAACAAAAAGACCGTGGAGAAGAGTCAGACCGGAAGGCTATATGCGACATGGTACATATATGGCAGAGAAAGAACCTTTGCTGATAAATGATCCTTGTTTTTATACATTTATGACGCAATCGGATTTTATTAGAGAATACTATCCTTCTGGACATATCATAAATGACCCTAATATTTATCCTGACATCTACAGAATGGAAGAGGAACCCGTATATGATGAAAACGGAGAGCCGACCGGCAAAATGCAAAAACGCCTGTACAAAGAGCTTGTTCCCCGTTATTCTTTTGCCTTCCAACAAATCATCACAGTAAAACAAATAGTACATTTATGTGGCAATGATATCCAATTTGAATTCGTAAAAGAAAAAACATCAGAAGAAGAAGAAAAGAATTTTTACCTTTTCCGGGAAGGATGGCTAAAAAAAGATATGGAAATAGCATTCTTCGATGCTGTCAAATCAACAAAAATAACTGGAGATACAGCCATTGTCGGATATCTCCGAGAAGGGGTGTTTGGTTACAAAACGCTATCTTTCCAAAATGGAGATACGCTTTATCCCCATTATGATCCAATAACAAATGACCTCCTCGTTTTTGCCCGTTCTTATTTCGATTACGATGAAAACGGGAGCCGGATTACTGAATGGCTTGAATTATGGGATAAGACATATCTTTACCGTTATAAACGATCAGAGCAAGGAGCCAAAGGGATTCTTAACAACATATTAAGCCTATTCGGAGTAGACGGATATGAGTTGAAAGAACAATCACCTCATGGATTTCCATTTATACCCGTTGCATACCATAGAGATGAAGATGGTCCATGCTGGTCGCCATCTCAAGATGCTTGCGATGGTTATGAAATGTCATTTTCGCAAATGGCACAAAACAATCAAGCATTCGGATTTCCTATCATGTATCTACAAGGAGAAGGTGCAGATTCTATGGCAATGCAGCATGATTTAAACGGTACAATTAAAGTTATAACTGGGGGACCGGAAGACAAAGCTTCTTTTCTGTCTCAGCCGAACGCATCAGAATCATTTAGCAAACAGCTTGATACATTATACAAAATGATCTATGAGCAATCGTTTGCCGTTATTCCACCGGAATTAAAATCAGGAGATTTACCTGCTGCCGCATTAAAAATTCTATATTCTCCTGCCTATGAAAAGGCAATGATAGATTCAGCCGAATACCAACCGTTCTTAAACGATCTGGTAAAGATTTTCATGTTCGGATTCGGAGTTGAAATGAAAAAGACGATAGATTTCATGAACCTGCCTATTAAATGGTGGATCAAACCATACATTCATATCAATGAATCGGCTATGGTTGCAGACCTCGCTTCGGCTGTTCAAAACGGTTTCATATCGAAGCGAACTGCATCCGAACGTATTCCGATGTATTCTACAGCAGGAGAATGGGAAAGAATTATCAGAGAGGCAAAGGAAGAGCAACAAAATGATTTACTAAGTCAAATAAAATTAGCAAATGCCAACCGAGAAGCAAATACAGGAAGCTAAACTGTTTCTTCAAACGAGAATTAAAGCAGAGATTAGTGCGAAGAATAATATTGAGGAATATATGATGGAAGCCGCGCGTGAAATCATAGCAATTTCTCAAAAATACAATATTCCTCCGCGCTTATTCCGTTTCGGTTTTAATGAGTCGCTTCGAAAGGAGGTAGATAATGTCATCAAAACACTAAAAGAGAACATCATTTATGCGACAGAAACTTTATCGGTCTATGACAGGGAAGATGATAAAGACTCCATTCTAATCTATCTCAACAGTGATAAATACGGGAAAACGTTTAAAGAGAGAGTTAATGAATATGCCAACCGATATAAATTCGAATTAGAAGCCGCGATAGCAGCAGGAATATTCTTTGGCAAAACCGACAAAGAAATATTATCCACCATTAAAAGAAGCTTGTCCATGCCCTACAATAATCAGTATATCAAGGGTTCATTCGACAAAGGACTATCGGCAACGCGCATAGAGACAAAAGGCATAAGCTATGGAGTTGGGAAAAGTAGCTCGGCATACAATCTCTTAACCTCTTTGTCAAGAAACGAAATTGCTTTGACTTGGATGTGGTGGTATGGTAAACAGGCTTTGAAAAAAGGTGCTACAGGTTTTTATTCGTTTCGGGGTAGCTCATACCCTTGTGCATTATGCGATGATATGGTGGGGTTCCACCCCATGCAAGACTATAGGTATCAATGGCACTTGAACTGCCGATGTTATTTTGTATTCGTGTAAAACATAAATTATGAAATACTTATGGATTATTCAAAGAGTATAAAAACAGAAATAAAGAAAGCGAAAATATCAATTGAAGAAAAAATTTTCGCCGACCTCATGTTGGCAGGTTGGAAAGACAATGATGCTTATATAGCAGCTTTCGGCTACAATATTAATTTGTCGGATAGCTATATCAAGTCACAGATGCGTACTACAATAAACAATCCAGATTTCGCCAAATACATGGAAGCGACAAGCAAAAAGAAGGAGAAAAAGGAGATAAATTTAGAAAATAGCGATGACATCACCTTGGAAGAAGCCTTATCCTTGGCGACCAAAGAGGAAACCTTAAAAGGCCTCATTATCGCCAAGTCAAAAATGAAAGCGGGTTCCAAGGAATGGCTTGATGCGACAAAACTCATTGCCGACTTACAGCAGATGAAAAAAGATATAGTAGAAGAGGAAGATACTACTGTACATTACTACCTACCACTTACATGCAACAGATGCTCTTTGTATCTGACAAACAAAAAGAAAAACAACAATCATTAAATATTAAAATTATGGCAACAACGACAGTAAATTTTCAACAAGATGGCAGCGATTATATTTCTGATATCATCATAGCCCAATCCAACACATTAGCGTTTAGGATCAAAGTTGATAAACCAGGAAGTATTATTCTTGAAAGATCAATCACAGGTGATAATTTTATATCAGAAATAGGATTGCCACCTTCTCTTGTTCCAGGAGATACTCTCTCCATAGAAAAGAACATAACAGGAATTGTAGCTCAACAACAACTCCGTTTCCGTTTTCAGAATTGCAAACCTGTTTCAATATCCGTACTGCAATGATAACTCTCAACAACATCAATTTATCCAGCATTGATCTTTCGGGCATAGACTTGAGAGGGGTAAAGCTGGGAGTTGGGGGACGTGGTGGCGGTTCCGGCGACGGCTTCCCGGTGCTTCCTGGCGATGTCACTCGTTGGCATTTTGGCGGCCTGACGAACGAGATGATGGCGGCTATGGACGATCCGAGGATTGAGGATGCGGACCATAAAGGTAGGTTCCTATCCTTCAAAAATTTCGCTTGGAAGGAAGGATCGGGTATTAGTGATATTTACCCCGGCGCACTCGTCTTTGACGGAGTAGACGATTACGGTGTCTGTGATAACTTCCCCATTCTGACTAAGGAAAAGGGATATACGGTTGTGGCGTTGAGACAGTGGATTACATATAATCCAAATGCAATATCTGCTATAGCGACAAACGCATCCGATCAATCTTTTAATGGTGCGTTCACTTTTGAAAATTACAATAAAGGAGCAGAGCAAACTATTTCGTATGGAGCTACTCAAATATCATTACAATATTCAAAATCTCCTTTTTCTTGGCAAACAACATCTAAGTATAATGGAGTTAATATTGCCAATGGAAACAAAGATGCGACAAATTCACTTGTTTTAGGCAGGTCATATCCTCAAAGAAATGAATTTGCTAATTTTGCTATCTGGGAACTTGTATTTCTCGATCACGATGCCACCGAAGAAGAACTGACCAAGATCAAAGACTACTTCGTTAAAACCTATCCTTGGTTATTCTTTGATCAAGCATGGACAGTGGTAGGCAAAACCAACGAGGACGATGATCGTGCTACTATTGCCAACATTACGGGCAATGGTAATGATCTTATACTGTCTAATTTTGGGTTTGCAGAAGGGAGTGGCTACAATGAACAAGGGGAATATGCTGGCTATCTAGTTACTGATGGGGTGGATGATAAGATAACTTCGTCTACATTTGAAATGGGTAATGATTGGACTGTAATAGGAGATTGGGAGCTTATAAATACAGGGAAAAATGACAATGCTGGTATTGTAAAATTTAATAGTATAGTCATTTATAATTATAATCCAATACTTATTAACATAAAAAATGGTAGAAATAATTTGATTCCCGATCAAAATACCGTTAATGCAATTTGTTCTGATGGCAGGATTTATTCAAAAGACTGGAAAGAATCTATTTATAATGAAGAAACGGAATCTACCAGTAAAAATCTCTTAACTATAGGATATTCAGGTAACAATTATACTAAAATTGCTTTCAGAAACTTAGCGATTTATCCTACAGTCCTCTCCAAGGAGGATTGTATAAAAGCATATAATTATTTACAAACATTAAAAGCAAAATGACATGAAATACGCAATTGTAAACATCGTGTGGTGCAAGTCCCACGGAATAGAAGTCCTGCCGGAAATGAGGATAAGTACGGATCAAAGCAAGGTAATCTTGCATGAGGAATACCTTGCACCCTTCGATGATGAAGATTTTCCTCGCTATAGTTTTAGCGATCCGTCTTTTGTCGAACTACTGAATAGTGAAGAATGGACTTATCCAGAAGGAGAACAACCCGTAATCAATAGGCAGTTCAGCAGATTATTGGCTTTGGACGAACTGGATAAAGAAGCTACAGAAGAGATAAATACATATGACCTTTCCCCGTCGGAAGCCTTACAGGTCAAAGATCGATACCCCGAATGGGAAACCGGAATAAACGTCAAAACCGGTGAACGATACCGAGTTGAAGATGTCCTTTGGGAATGTGTTAAAGACCATCTCACACAAGATAACTGGAAGCCTAGCACAGCTACCCTAAGCCTGTGGAAAATAGTAGACGCAGAAGAACATTCCGGCACGATAGAAGATCCTATTCCATATAAGCAAAATATGGCACTTGAATTTAACAAGTACTACACGCAGGACGGAGTATTGTACCTCTGCATACAGGCTATGACACCGGGACCGTACGATTTAAAGGATGTGCCGGCGCATGCGCAGCCGATAAAGCAATAGGGCGATTATTATACCCCTACAGATTCTTTTGATCCGGCAGGGGTATATATTTATATTTTATCCTGTTGTTGCTTAATAATAAAATCAGCAATATAATCTACATACTCGTTATCGCTACATATCATAGTTTTCTGATACCCCTTAGCCATTAAAAAAAGATTCTCTATATCTCTTCTCAAAGAGTCTATCATTAATTGCTGTTCCGCAATGAAACGGATAGATTCAATATCTATACTATTCCCCTTTCTCTATTTCTTCCTTAATTATATTATCCCCATTAACGCTTATGATGTCCCTGCCTATATAATAATAAATTCCATCAAATCCTAGATACCTTACTTCTCCACGCATTTTTAGATGATCGAAATAAGTTTGTTCCATAGCTCCTATTTTTCTGCCATCTCCAAGTTCTATAGTTACCATATTGCAAAATAACTTAATCCTTAAATTCATTCATCATACGACTTTCCTCCAAGATCTTAGAATCTTCTTCATCTGAAACGGCCAGACGATTACCTTTCAATCTCTCGAAATATCTACTCATAGAATCAAATATCTCTTTAGTAAAATCTGAATCCACAATATTACATGTTCCATAAATGCCCGTAAATATATTATGTAAAGCCTCGTATTCCTCTTCTTTTGCCATGTTGAGAGTTAAATACATAATATTATCTTCACGGTATGACACCGACCAATCACCGGCAACCGAGGCAACTTTGATAAAAGAGGTTTTGTCTACTTTATATTTCAGCATTACAAAGTTGTAAACCTGAACTTTCTTTCCGTATTCCATATTATTCTCTAAATTTGTTAATCCTTACTTGATTGATACAATCCGCAGCAAATCCAACAAGATACGCGAAATGCTCATCTTTTCCACCGTCAAATCCCATCTCCATACCGCAATCATCAAAAATACAACTCGCCACATGAACAGCCTCATGCGCTACATCCTCGACATTAATACAGCTACGAATACAAACCAATACACCATATTTACCCGTTTCTTTATGCCATACCTTTAAAGTCGTAGCTTTGGGTTCATTGCCTTTTTCAATACCAAGATATATCTCGGAACCATCTCGTCCCGCAAAAATATTGTTTATATCTTTTTCGTTTCTCAATTTAGCCACCCATATTAACCTCGGATATATAGTTGGGTAAAATTCATGTATTTCAATCCTCTTCCCCATACTGAAACCCCTCATTATTGATTCCTACACTCATATCAGACACCAAAGGAACTGACGTTGAAATCAATACCTCAGAAGTCAAACCATAACATTTATAATATACCGTTTTCCCGACCTTTCTCTTTCTCTCCTTATCAAAACCCAATTCCCTGAAATGGGCGGCTAAGGTCTGCCGGCTCACCATTGGGAAGCCATTTTCTTCCGCATAATTTTTTATATCATCATAAATAATAGCAAAATCAATCTCATGAGGCATATCATTGGACACCCCTTTTCTCGGAAGGGCAAAGAATCCACGAGCCATAGCCCAAGACTTTCCAAGAGCAGATAATCCCATCTCATTAATACGTTTCCTTAAACTACCTTCACTTTCTGGGAATTTGAAACCATTCTTTTGAAGGAGTAAAGCACCCCTTCTTATCCAATTCAAGATTCCTGGATATTCATCTTTAAGCTCATGAGTCAGTTTTAAGTTCATATGTTTCTCATCTATGACTCTATCAAATACGATAAATATAAAACGACGAAAAAAACCAAAACTGCTATCTCCTCCCGCAGGGAAACGATTAGCATTAAATATAAAATACGGGATATTTGTTATCTTGAACGCATTATTCCCGATCCTTCTCCCTAACTGAGGTTCGCCAGATATCAAGCTTTTTGCAGCATCTTCCCTTCCTGCAAAAGTCTTTGCTTCCATCTCACCAGACCAATTGAATATTTTACCATCGATTTGAGATAAATTTCTTTGACGTTCATCACCTCCCCTAAGCAAAGCTTCCATACTCAAATTGGAAATATTTTCTTCCCCCAATATACCCATCACAGTGTCCATAATAACACTCTTTCCATTTGAGCCATTTCCGAATAGAACAAGGGCATTCTCCACTTTCTTATCCATCGTCCCCCTATCGAACAAGGACAATCCTAGGAACATCTGTAATATTGTACGATCATTCTTATCTGGCAAAACACCACCAGAATAAACCTTCTTCCCAAACTCTGTACCTCTCAAAAAAGAATGCCATTTCGGGCATTTTGCTTCAGGATCGTATCTATAAGGATGAAGATATATCACATGATAATCCCTTGAAAAAGGGCGTAAAATACCATCCCTCATATCTACAACTCCATTCTCAAAAGCCATAATATTATATCGAGGATGCAATACCCTATTTATTTCAAGTGAATTATACATCTCTGCTAGTATATCCTTGATACTTCGCACAATGAATGCTTTAGGGACACCAGATATACGCAAATATGTACGCATAGCACGTTTCAAATAGGCATGACACGGAACAATCTCATATATCTTGCCTGTAAAAAAATAAACATTACCATTATAAAGAGCAAGATTACTTTTCGAAACTGTCGTGTATATCGATTCTATAACACTGTCAAGGTTCTCATAATACAAATTAGCACTCTCCTTTCCTGTAGGACTCCCAGAAATAGCAATTTCGTATCTATTGCCCGTATGAACAAGATTATGCACTATACAAGATATTAAATTGTCACTCTGAAAGTTACAATCACAATCAAAACCAATATCTACATTATTTGAAACTTCTAAACCCATAATATTAAGACATATATCATTTAATCTATGACACAAAGATAATATATATTTCGTATCATTATAGATATAATCTATTAAAAATTACAATATTATAGATTAAAACTATCAATCATGTCATATTTTTTTTAGATCAATAGTGATACAATACATGCAATTAAACTATTATACTATTTTATTTGCATATTTTAATAATCAAAAAATTAAGAAAAAAAAATGAGGAAAAAATTTTTAGATGATGTAACATGCCTATTATTCTATAGCATAACAGGGGGGGGTGGAGTGTAATTTTATTTCTACCCTCAAATAACACCCTATTAATAAATAACTTATAATCAGAAAATTTGTATTATACATATAATATAAACAACGATAGACAATAATAGTATATTCCGTTTATTAGGGATGCCCATAGGGAAAAAGCGATTAGAACAAAAAAAGACAAGCTTTATCCATTGTAACCATATACATATTTTAACCACTATATTTATAGATAAAATCTATCACTATAAAATAAATTATATCTATCAAAAACACTTCCATCTTTACGCCTATTTTAATAGACAACATCTATCAATCAAATAGAAATCATCTATGTATATTTTACCTCCCTTTCTCATCATAGATCATCCATTACGCCCCAATCCACAGTCTTTAAGGCTTTATATCGTCGTCTACCTTTCTACGTTTGATAATATAGAACCTAGTCGATACGCCTACGCAATCCTCTTTATATTGTATATTTTTTCGCTCATAAAATCATATATCAATCTGAAAATAAACGCATTAAACATTGTATATAATATAAAGTTGTTGTATATTTGTAATGTAAGAAAGAGCTAAAAAGAGCTTGATTTTACAAGCGTTATTTTAAAAGCGGAATAAAAGAAGAACCCCAAAAGATCCGTAAATCTTTCAGGGTTCGCGATTAAGTAAAATGCACTTAACCTAAGTCCAAGGCAAAAGTAATACTTTATCTAATCCCTTCCAAATATTCTACCAGCTTTTAAACGCTGTAATAATTAGCAATTAATAACAATTTAAATATTACAGACATGGAAACAATGAATTTCTACACGCAAAACGGTTGGGCAGGTTCAAACTATGACAGCAAGTTATCTACAAAGGAAATAGCCGCAAAGGTTAGATCTTATGCAAAGATGAATTTCCCAGATTTTAAATTCTCCATCCGTACAGAATGGAGCATGTACACGGATTCTATGTATATTGAATTAAAGGAAGGTACTTGTATCCCCTTTGTAGAGGGATCAAGAAGTGCGGAACGCGGGTATATGGATACGATGAACACCGTAAAGGGATGGGAAAAAGAACTTACGCCCGAAATGTTTAAAGTATTGGATGCTGTTACGATTTATGCCAATTCGTTCAAATATGACGATTCGGATAGTATGCAAGACTATTTTGACACTAATTTCTATTTGAAAATCAAAGTGAGTGACGAATATAAGGTAATAGAACCGAAAGCAAAGAAAAGGAGCGTTAAGCCTGAAAAGGTTGAGAAAGCCAAAGAAGTAGAAGCCGTAACGGTTGAAGGTCTGGGAATCGTGAACTATTCCGAAAAAGCAATTGCAGTGTTTGGCGACACGAAGGCTATTAAAGAACAGTTGAAGGAATTGGGCGGACGTTTTAACCCGTCCTTAAACTATAACGAAGAAAAGCGCGCCGGATGGATATTTAGCAAAAAGCAAGCGGACAAGGTGAAAGAATTGATATCACCTACAGTATTGCCGGCGCTCCCTGAAGAAATCTATATTCCAGAACTAGCGGAAGAACCCCAAGGGAATAACACCCCGTTAATTATTGCCGATTATGCAAAATATGATTCGTTTGATTATCCGACAATACCCGAAGAACTGGACGGGTTTAAACTGGGTGAGGTCGTTTATGATCAATGTGGAGAAATAGGCGTTATATTGGCTTTTAACGAAAAAAACGGAACCGCCCGGTTAAATTCAAATGGTTGTTGCAATGTCGGTAATTTGAAAAAATGCCCTAAAGAAATAGCGGAAAGAGAAGTTAAGTACATGGATATAATACGACCGGAAAAAGCTTTAACAGCTTGCACGGTTGAAGCGTACCCGCTTGAAAATATCTATTTCATCGAAACGGACAACCTTAACAGCGTATGCTATTACGACGTAAAAGGCGCGGGAATCATAACCAGCGCGAAAGTACGTGCAGACATACAGCCGGGCGATGTTTTCAACGTGTACACGGATAAAGAGCGCAAACACGGCGTAACCTATGACGGCGTAAGCTTAAATAGGAGTTTATACAACGCTTTGCCCGGTATAATTGAATTTGACAACAAAATAGAGGTAGGAATATTAAGCGTTTCATCTCATTATAAACCAATGGTTGAAAATGTAGAATTTTACGAAAAGAAAGTAAAGGGAATGCGTTACACCATCAAGGATAAACCGTCAACGCTAGGATATTACGGTGTACTAGTTAATTTGGACAAATGTATAATAGATTGCTTCCAGACTAAGGAAGAAGCCGAAAAAGAGGCGGAAATACTTAACGCGCATGTAAGCAAGAACGGACGGTTAAGAAGTGTTATATAAGAAAGTAATATAATCTAACCAGCGGGGCGGAAGCCCTGCGTAAAATAAAAAACAATGCAACTAGGTGTAGTAGTGTGGGGTATTTTGATAATCGTATTATTAGGCGGTTTCAAGGCGATGGTATTCATAGGTGGTATGCTGGTAGTGGCTTTCGTGGCCGGGATCATTATTGCCGCCCACAAATCTAAAAAGGTATGAGGACATTAAAAGAAGCATTTTTGGATAAATACCCGAAATATGGTATTATCCTCCGGATGTACGAGGAAGCGAACGAGTGTACGGCTGAATGGAGCGAACTTTCAAAGCTCCGGCTTATTCGATTTACCGAATATATGGGCGAACGGGTTGCACCAAACTCCGCCCGTCAATATGCGGCTAAGATGAAGGCGGTATTAAATAGATACTCGGACGAAGTGCGGCTAGACTTCAATTTCGCCGAGATACTTTCGCTTAAAGAGCAAGTATCGGTTAATACATTTCTGGATGAAAATGAAATACAGCGGTTGGTAGCTGTCGAAGTGGCAAATGATACGGAGCGGTTGATACGGGATCAATTTGTATTAGGATGCATAACCGGCGCACGTCATTCTGATTTTTGCCAATTTACGAAAGAAAACATACAAGGTGGCTGGTTGTCGTATGTTTCGCAGAAAACTAAAGTTTTTGTTGAAATCCCAATATCGCCAGTTTTGAAACGGTTTATAAAGGAACAATCCCCCGCTTTAAGCGGACGAATAGTGTCGGACGTATATTTTAACGATACCATCCGAAAACTTGCAGAGAAGGCGGGAATAATAGCAAAAACAAGGTGTTTTAAGGCCGGAAAGAATATTATTGGTAGAAAATGTGACCTTATTGCATCGCATACGGCCCGAAGGAGCTGTGCGTCTAATTTAGCGGCACGCGGAGTGTCGGAAGTTTGGATAAAAAAGATATTAGGACATACAAGGGGCACAACAGATAGATATATCTGCCTAGAAGGTAGAAGGATGCCAAAAGAGGCAAAAGGTTATTTTTTAAGCTTCAAATAGTTTTTACCTTTGCCCGAAAAAAACATGAGCGAAGAATTAAAACAACTAATAACCTGGTTTGAAAACTACCAAGTGACGTTTAACGAGATCCGGTTAAGCGAGTGTGAGAATATATTTGATCTGAGCAAGTACATTGATGTGCATGTCAGATCGGTTAAGAGGAATTGGGATAATCCGACCTTTGCAAGTGATATACTGAGGTTGCAAAGGCTTAAAAAGGTGTTGGAGGAAAGAGGATAAAGTGATACAAAATGTTAAATATTTGGTATTACAAAAACTTTTAGCCTATAAAATTTGGTATTACTTAAACTTTTCATATCTTTGTAGTGTAATAAAAAACAAGTAATAACAATTAAAAATAAATAGCCATGAAACTGTATCACGCATCGCCTATAGAGAATAAAGAAAATATATTAGAATATGGCATTTATTCAAATGAAAGTGATAAAATTTCGAATGACGAAAGATTATCTGGATCTTACGTTTTCGGGTTCAACAACATGGCTGATGCCATTAATTTTATCACCGACAACACCTCTGATTATGTTATATTTTCATTCGAAGTGCCAGATTACGATGTTATCCAGGATACAGAATATGAAGATGGATGCGCATTCGCAATAGAATATGATATCACCCCTGACAAATTAGTTGTTGAAAAAGAAGTATTTTAAATCTACAATCATGAGAACAAAAAAGGAAGTTATAGAATTTGCAAAGAGTGAATTGTCAAGCAATAATTCTTTGGTATTGGCAACATTGGGCAACGGTGGCTCCGGGCTTGATCTTATGCAGAATCAAGGCGACGATTCCATCGACAACTTTGTCTCTGAATTAGAAGGATTTTTATTTGATGGGCTTGTCGACGCTTGCGATGACATAAAAGAGTCCGAATATTACAATGAAAATTGCGAAGTATACCAATTTTCAGATAATAATGGCTACAAACTCCAAATTGTTGTTTTTTAATTATGATAAGAGATATTGTAAAAGAAGCTATGAAGCTCCGCAAAGTAAAAAGCAAAGACCTTGCGGAACACATTGGGCTTTCGGAAAGCTCTATGTCCTTATTCCTTAATGGGAAAATGAATTTGGGGCAGAATAAAATTGAATCTATATTGGAAGCTCTTAATATAGAGCTTGTTATAAAATAGTACCATGAAAGTTGCAAGCATCAAATTATACACGGTCAATTCGACGAAAGCTAAAGCCTTGAATCGAAAAATAGATATCGTATAATCGGAGGGCGTGGTGGATAAAAATAAAGCCGGAGGTTATTCCGGCTTTTTATTTCTATTCAAAGGATCATGTTTATCGACATCTTCGACAAGGATATTATGCTCTGAAAAATATCGATCTCTCGCAAGAATTGCTATAACCTTCATGTAAGGGACGATATTAACACCCGTATTATAGGCGTCCAATTTGATTTTATCTATTTCTTCTGGCTGCAAAAACTTTTCCGGATAAACCACAGCCTGTTGGATTAGAAATTCTTGTATATCATAAGGATTCTTATATTCCAACTTGTCTTCTATAAATTCGTCTATACGAAGCCAGTTCTTTTCAAACATTTCACCTACGCCTAACCTCTCCATCATCTCTCGACCTGCATCTGTTATAGATAAAAGGCTATGAGATTTTGTGTAAGGGCCAATGATTAATTTATTCCCTTTTTGAGCCAATTGATCCATCGTCTTTTGAATAAAGCCAAGAGTGGTCTCTATTCTTTCTATAGACTTGCTCGTTTCTACATGATTTTTAGAGTGCAGATCTATTTCTTCTTTTCTCTTCTCGCATGGTAGACTGGCAACCTTTTTACGAGTATCCTCTAATTTCGTAAAATATACAGCAGCTTTCCAAGACAAATATCCTGTGACAAAGATAGCCGAGATCCAAAGTATATTTTCGAAAGAATATGTAACTGCTGTTTCGAGCATGTTTTTAAGACTATTGATTTCATTAGGCAAGAGCTTTAGTAACTTTATATGGTTAACAAGAACTCAGACAAAGCATCAATATCCGAAAACTCTTTAACTTGACTATCTTCTTTGACAACTCTTGGCTTATTCCTATTCCCTTCAACAATCTTCATCATTAAATCAATAGAATCACATTTGTTTTTTAAACGAACTTTGACCTCTTTTGATCTCAATAAATCCAAAATATTACATAGCTCATCAGCGAACGATCGAGACATAAAGCACACATTCGAAAAATCAATACTAATACTTTTCGAATCCAAACTTAAAACTTTTGCATAAATTTTTTTAGCTTCGGTCCTGGAACGAAGCTCTCCTCTTATCAATTCTGATATTACAATAATCTTTTCCATGACCTTTATTCTATATATTTATAAAAATTAAAATTACTATTCTCACTATATGGTATTCTCAATGCTACAATCGTTCCATCCCATTTAATATTATCTGGTAGGCCGACATATGAAGTTTCATATTCTGTCATAGAATGAAAAGCTTGCCCAGATAGTAAAAAATATTTTCCCTTTAGACCTTTTGATAGCATATTTTTACAGGTCGTAATTCCATACCCCCTATTTTCTGCTTCTGGTCGATTTTTGGTAGAAACTCCTGTTCCTGCATTTTTTAAAGCTTCAACATCATTTGTTATTCCATCTTTCTTTGCTTTTATATAACTACCCAAAATACTTATCCCATTATCTGCAATACAAATATCAATATATTTCTTTGTCGGATAATACTGGGCAAATATATAACCTTTATCGCAATCAGAATGTTCTGTAATATTATCAATGGTTTCCGCTAACATGTAAGATAGAGCTTTTCTTATCTCTCCTTCAATTCCTAATTGTCTTACCATTATATTTTCTGCAACCGACAAAATATTATTTTTTATATCGTCCTTTGGCTTACAAGAAGGGAAACAAATAATAGGAATATATCTTTTGTTTGAATAAGCCTCCATATAGCCATGAAAATCAACTATTTCATCTGCTATAATCACATGATAAAAATTTATAGCATCCAAATAAGCTCTAATACCATCAGACATATTGATACAAGATACATTTTTACCACATTTATCACGATAAAGCATCAATGGTAATATGAAAAAAGGGGTGACAAATGATGTATTTTTGAAATTCCAAACAAAATCTTCATCATCTGATTTCTCCATCTGCAATATTATACGAAATAAATAATTGAACGCTTCTCCTATATGAGCATCGTTAATAGATTTAGGCATTAATATCTCCATAATACAGCAGTGTCAACTTATTTAAGGAACCATTAATTTACAAGAATTATCAATTACTGAATAACGGCCTCTTTCAACCCTCTCGCCCCTTCCTACTATCTCTCTTAACGGCTTATGAACAAATTCTGAGAAAGAAGCCCATCCATGTCTTTCCCCCTTGCTCATTCGGGAGTTTACGAGTCTTTTACAACTCTTTCTTGAGCATTTTTGAACATTTCCCATATTTTGTAATTATTCTTTTGGTTTTATATTACTCTGCAAAGATATATGTAAAATCGAATCATTGTTCTATTTTCCGTATATTTAACAACATAATCAAAAACATAGAATTCGATGCTTTTAAAATGTTTTATAACTATTCTTTAGTATGTCCATTTTCGTCAAACTCAAACGGAAGTTCCATTTGTCCAATTTGGCGCATCTTCATCTTCTTAAAATTATCACAGAATTGCTTCATATTGTCAGATACTTGAAACAATGTGATTACCTTGTTTATTTGCATTTCAAGGTTAGGTTCTCCGACATCAATTGTTAGAAGTTGATGGTAACGATTTGTTCTATTACCCGCTTCACTTTTTGGTGTTTTCTTTTTAAGCTCTTCCAGTACACCATTTGGTAGTTCTTCATAAACAAATGTATTAGTCCATTTTCCTATGATTCCTGGCCTTTTCTTAATACCATTTACTGTATAGTCCCATCCGTTCAATCTGAATAACTCTTTGTAGAATATGTCGGGAAAACGCTTCTGCCAAGGGAGTAATTCTTCCGAAATGTACGCCTTTAGAATCTTTTGAAGCTCATCTTTTTCTCGTTCATATTGATAACCGGTTGCTTCATCTACCAACGCAACAATACCAACCTTTGCAACAGATCGAATTATTGTATTGGCACTTTTCATTATTGTTTCATCTATGTGTGAGCCGGTTTCACTTGCCTTCAAAATAGCATCGCATAGATCAACGAGCAATGTCACCTCATACCCGTAAGTCTTTGATTGTGAGCCGCCCGATGTGGGTCTATAAAAAGGTATGGGATTATTCAATTTATCTAAAACACTTACAGAGCCGGTTTTGAACGAGGAAATAATAGGAGTTATTTCAGAATTATTGACGAACTTGTTTAGCCATACCCCACTTGTTGCATTAGATCCTAATGCTTTTTGTATTCCACGGCCAGAAAAAACTCTTGTTCCATCTTCAAGTACATAACAAGGTATCTCAAGTTCGCCTAAATGAAGAGGCGTTTTGTCTGAACCATATTTTGATTTTAAAATCTTTTCTTCCATACTACTATATATTCTCACTTCACATGCAAATATACTATTTTCCTATCAAATCACCTTCTCCCCTACATCCTGTATTCGCAGGTGTAGGACTTGCCGGAGTGGTGGTAGTGCCAGAGGAAGAGAGGGGCTTCACTTTATCTATAATATTGCAACGGAGGCGCGTTTAAGTTGATCTCCAAGTTCGGATAAAGCAACAGAAAACACCTTCAATTCATCCGGGGTAAAATCAGCCGGCTTGCCGTTTACCATATTGCCGTTTATACGCTGGTACAACCATTGGCGAGACTTGCCAAAATAATGCTCTGCAATATATGACATAGAAGCAAATCCAAGTATATTGTCAAGTTTTTGTTTACGATCAATAATCTTTGAGATTTTTTTAGCTTCATCTATGGCCTCTTTTGCTCCTTCTCTATACGCCTGTGCGAACTCTTTCTTTTCTACCGAAGACAACGAAGCGAGAAAGGCTTTAAACCGCTTGTCATATTCTGCCTTTTGCTCTTTCGTATTTACCAAAGCAAAATCGGCCTTCCATCTCTTAAGTTCTAATTTCACGTCCATGATAGTGTTGTTTTTAGTTTCTTGAAAAAGGTAGCCCCACTATGGGGGACTACCGCTTTCTTTCAGCTTGTTTTTGGCATCAATCAAATCGTCTAACGCATCATTGACACTTCCTTCAAGCTCCTCGTCCGAAATCCAGTCGGTTTCCCGAATATCATCCCAGTAGAGGGAAAAGAAGCTAAGGTCTTTTTCCGCAGCTTCAATCCGAGCCTTTAGCTCTTCTTCGTCATCATACATTGTGCACTCTGTCTTATGACTATGCAAATATAATAACCTTTTGGTAATTATGCAATAATCGGGAAACTTTTTTAAGTTTTTCTTTGCCGTTTCAGAAGCCTGCGGAATCTAGGCATAAAAAAAGCCCCGAACTGTGGGGAACGGGGCTGATACTTTTAAATATATAAAAGAATGCATATAGGGAATACTTTCATTGCCAAACAAGCATTCTTAGTCAATAAATCTGTCAATTTAAAAACATATTTTTATTTTTATAATATAGAGCAACCTTCATGGCATAAACCTGAATAGGATTCAAATCAAATGTTGCATTAAATTCCTCTCCATAAAATCTAATTTTTGTTGATTTTGAATTTAAGATCCTATTCCAATCTCTTTCTTCAACAAATAAATTGCTTCTTTCCGCACAAACACCTCCCATAAATTTATCTTCAACTTTTCTATGAGGTTCAATATTATAAGAGATCAATGTATTATCATCCAATAAAAAATCAACTTTATTTAGAAACATCCAATCTTTCCCAAAATAGTCTATCTTAAATATCAATTGATTATATCCTTCTTTCTTTTTATATGTGTAAGCAGGCTTAAAATATATCTTATCATCGCCTTGCAAATTAAACATATTGTTAAAATCAAAATAACTAACACCTACTTGTGAAAACTCATCATATTTATTTGTATTAGTCATAAAGTCTAATGCATAAATAGAGAAAAGACCATTATCCCTTATAGAGATATAATACTGATCTTGTATATCATATACATATTCGTCGGCCCATGATACATAAGGTTCAAATCTAACATACTTTACAGTTCTTGATTTTCCTATTTTGGCATCTAAGAATTTTTTGACTTTTTGATAATCATTACAATGTATAGCTATAGAATAGACAACATCATTGACATAGTATTTGATTTCTCCTTTAAGAAGTTTATTTTTTATTTTCCGAGGTTTACCTTCTTTATATTTTATAAGCTGTTCGTCTGTTGCTAATGTTCCAAAAGGGAATTGTTGAACTATCCCCATATCTTGTAAAATTTCACAATTATAAACATTCCCGTTTTTTACATAATTTAAAACAGCTTCTTTGTCAAAATTTTGCGAATTAACGACAAGAGCAAAGAATAGAAAAATTGATAATAAAAATACCTTCTTCATTTTTCACTATTTATATTTATTGCAAATATATCCCAACACACACTGAAAACAAATTTTTCACAAGAAAATATTTGCATTTTAACAATTAGTTGCTAACTTTGCGATGCTGAAAGATGACGATTGTATTCGTTACGCAGGGCAAGCGGTTAATTTGCTCAATTGTTTGTTGGGCTTTTTTTATGTCCAAAATTTTGCTGGCGACATAAATGTCGGGAGCAAAATCCATATAAGATATTGGCGGTTGCCTATACGTAAGATTCATATTTGCTCTCGTAGCGAATACATCATCTTTCAGCAGCGTATATGGCAGCCGCTTTTTTTGTTGCCTAACCATTTTAAATGCTGAAAGATGGATAATTTAGTTTACAAAGGTCAGAATGACCAAGCGATCACAAACAGTTTGTTGGTCGCTAAAAAGTTCGGTAAAGAACACAAGCATGTATTAGATTCTATTAGGGATTTAATCGTTTCGGCCGAAAAATCGGCTCAAACTGAAGGACAAAGAGTTAGCCGCATGTTCGCTCTAGCGGAGTATGAAACCCCTCTCAACAATGGCACTAACGCCGTAAAGAAATCTCCTATGTTCATAATGAATCGTGACGGCTTCACTTTGTTAGCAATGGGTTTCACAGGGACAAAAGCCCTTCAATTCAAAATGGAATTTTTGGGCGCTTTCAATAAAATGGAATCCTTGCTTAACAGCGATGATTACATCCTCATGCGCTCCCAACAGATTTTGCAGAAACGAGTAGAGGAAGCAGAGCAAAAGGTAAAAGCCCTTGAAGCCGACAACCAGCAAAAGGATGCCAAGATCGCAAAGCTCCAACCGAAAGCCGACTTCGCAGATGCCGCCTTCATCACCGACGACAAAGTCGATATCGGAATGGCAGC